TATTCATGACAACATTAGCATCTACAAACTTTGTATCTGTCCAAGTATCAGAGTCTGGGTTTAATTTAATACTTCCAGAATAATAAACAATTAAATATGGATTAAGATTTTCAAGCCTTGAAGCCATTGGTTGTTTAATAAATTCTACCTCTTCATAATCTAATGTTAAAAGTCTACCAGTTTTCTTAATATTATCACCATCAATATCATCTAAGAAATTAATATCCAAAGTAGGATTTGCAGTTGTTCCGATTCCAATAAATGATCTAGAACCGACCACTAAATCTAAACAAGTTGTGTAATGCCCTGGCCTTAGAAGACCATCTCTTTGATCAATACTCGCAGAAAAATCTGGATGTCCTATTTGATGAGCGTCATGTTTTTTGAAATTATCTACAAAAAATCCTGATTTAAAACGATTTAAACCATCTGAGTCTGTGATTTGTAAATTAGCAGTATCTTGTTCAAGAAGAGAGAGTGAAGTATAGTATTCAACCTGTTCAAGTCTCTGTTCAAGTCTTCCAATGTCAGCCATTGTGAAACGTTTATGTTTCGTTTTATGAATCTTAATTTCACTAACATCTCTTACAAATGCAGGCAATTCAAGAGACGCAATCTCTACAGCATCAGCAGGTGCTTGTGGTTCTTTTGGATCGTCGGATGGAGTACCTTCTACATACTCAAATTGACCCATTTTATTGATAAACAATCTGTCTCTTCTAGGTAGATAATAATCAAAACTAACAATTAAATTTTCATCAGGAACTAAAGGATCTGGAACATTATCTTGTTGTGATGCAAAGTTTCTTGATTGAAATGCAAATGGTGAAATTGACGATGAAGTGTTATATGCAGCTACTCTAGGTCTGATATCAATTACATCGCTTAATAAAGCATCAGCTGATACGTCAAAAGGTATTAATTGTTCAGAACCAGATGGATAACTTGATGCAGTGAAAAAATCACCAACATCATCTGATGTTACAAAGAAATTTTTAAATATAATCTTTAATCTATTTGTCGGTGCTTCAAAATTTTTCTTTCTTTGAATAAATGAGTAATCATAGAATGTTGGTTTTATGTTTGAATTTAAAGAATATTGAGTTGTTATATTTCGATCACCAGCGGTAGTTGCGCTTACAAGAGCAGTGATACCTGATTTATCTGTTCTAATTTTCTCGCCTACATTGAAAGTATTTTGATTTAAGAAAATTATTCCAAGTGTTGTGACATTTGGTTTTTCTACGACAAGAGCGACAGTTTTACTATCTAATCCAGTAATTTTTTCACCAACAATTAAGTCTGAATTATTTCCACTAGGGCCATCATAAGTTGTTAGTGAAACAGTTGGTAAATCAGGATCTCCATTATCATTAGACTCTATAATTGCAAGTACTTCAACAACATCAGGAACATTTAGAGATATTTTTCTATCTTGAACTCTAGTTCCAAATACACTACTTGAAGTTAAACCATCATTTGCTGTGTTAGTTCCGATTCCAGAAGAAGATAAACTTGAACGGTTAATTATTACTGTATTTGCTTCATTTAATTTTTTCTGTTTGGTTACAACTTTTGATTTTAAAACAGTTGCAAATAAATTAGCTTTCCCTGCAACACTACTTAATCCCACGAATGTGACTGTTTTCTTATCAGCAGCAATCTCAACTTGACTTTCTTTAAGTGGTTCAACTGAACCATCATTATAAGATATGAAATATCTTTCTTCATCAAATGGTTGAAAGAATAAATTTGTACCAGCGTCAGGGGATGTAAACTGACTATTTGCAACTGTAATATCTGAGTATTGTTTTCTTAATTGAATAGTTGTATTAGTTACATCAAGACTTGCAATATTTTGACGGCTAAGAATTGTAGTAAGAGCATTATCACCCATCTCAAATTTAGGTGATCGAATAACAAGATCATTTACATCAAGAGAGCCTGGAATTAAACCATCAGAGACTCCACCGTTACAAATACCAGTTACTGATGTAACACCCACAACATTTATCGCACTTCCATCTGTAGTGACTCCTGTAATACGATTAAATCTAGGAATTGTTTCGCCAGGGATTGTATAACTTACAATATTATTTGAAGTGATAATACCAGCAAAATTTTGTCCAGACGCTGTAATAATACCAGCATTTCCAGATGTATTACTTAATCTAAAATTACCAGAGGCAAGACTTCCTAGTTTAATAAGATTATCAAGAGCTACATCAGCTGAAAATGTAGAAACACCAACTGCACTTTGAAGAGATTTAACATCATTAAATGTAAAATTATCAACTTTAGTGATAACTCTTCCGTCTCGAACTCCATTTATTAATATAGATTCATCCTTTATAAATTCACCATTTACATCTATCAAACTAAGATCACTTACATTTGTACCAGCAGATCTAATAAATCCTGTCGCACCACTTCTACCACCTTGTATATGATCTCCAATAGATATTGAGGTAATCGCAGTTCCAACTTTGACATTAGTGAATGTTTTTATATCAAATAAACGAGTTTCAAATGTTGTTGTTTCATTTACAAAACTTCCAGATTGTGCTTTAAAATCATAAAGTCTTGCAAGTCCAATTTCAGAACCACCACCACCTTTTCTTGTATCAAGTAAAGAAACGGTTGCAGTTGTTCCAATACCTAAACTTGGAGAACCAGAAATATTATTTACAAATAGAGGATTACCAGTCTCGTAAGTTACAGCTTCTTGTTCAATTTTCTCTGTGGTTCTTGGTTTTGCTACGTCTAAGAAACTATTAGATACTCTTTCAATTTTATATCCCTTAATATATGCTTTTCCAGGCGATATTTGAATTGCTAACAAATCATCTGATGGTATGTTTCCTTGAGTTGTATCTTGTTCTGCTGTATATACTCCTTTATTTCCAATTGAATCATTCAAAGACTCTTTTGCAAATACTTCAAAAGGTTTGACATAATAGTCTCCAGATTCATCATAAGTTCTTTTAGCTAAAGTATCATTAATTAAATTATATTGAGTTTCATATTTAAATGTTTGTATGTCACCACCTTCAATACGAGAAATTTCAATGAAATTTTGATCATTAGTATCATCAAGAGCTTTTTTTGTTAAATTAACACTAATTTGAAGACGGTCAGCGCCAGGAGCAGCAAAGTTTGTAAATCCTGATGCGTTATCATTTAGTGATGGATCTTCATCAGCGCTGATAAAATTCTCTTGAACATCAAATCCAATCCGATATGATGGGTCATCATCATATTGATCTAATATTAAAGTCTGATTTTGAACTTGAACAAAAGTTCCACGAACAAAATATACACCTTCCCCAATTGACATCGCAGATCCAATCGCAACCGCATCAAATGCTAAAGTATTTGCAAATGGTTCGCCTGCAGCGATTACGGTTGAACCATAAATAATATCTTTATTTGCGATTAAGCTTTCTCCATCAAAAAATTCTTCAGTAGCAAAATCGTCACCTGAGTTTTCATATCTAATATAAAAAGTTATAGTATCTCTTTCAGAATCTTCTTTTGATAATATTTTTTGTATTAATGCAGTTACGCCTGATGTTGAACCAGTAATTTTTAATCCTACTAACTGATCTGTATATAATGATACTGGAATACCTAAAAATCTTTCTTCAACTTGAACACATGTAAAGTTAATATCTAAAGTTAAGTTGCCTGGAATTACCTTTGAGCCCTCTTTAAAAAAGTGAGTACCAAATTGTTCAATCTGATTCTGTAGAATCGATTGTAAAGTGGTTAGTTCCCTTGCTTGAACTGGAGATCCTGGCTTGAAAAGAATTCTAGAAAAATTCTTATTCTTATCAAAATCGTCAAAATATGGCGATACGTTTAAATTGGTTTCCTGTGGCATGATTCTTTAAAATTCCAGTACGATCTTGATGTCTTCTTTTTGCTGTGAACTGCGAGTAACAGCAGCTCTGTTATCAACGTAAATGATATCACCGCTATATTTTTTCACCTCTGGGTTGGCAACACCTTTCACGAAACTCATACCTAAGTTGTAAGTCCTACTATTTATCGAGGTAGAAAGACCAGGCGATAGAGAGGTTCCGAAGTTGGTATCTATATTTAGATTACTTGTTCCGCCAAATATGGTTGTTCCAGCACCAGTTGCAGGGTCAGCGTTGAATCTGAATAGTTCATATCCATATGAGGGAGCGGTTCCGTCTGTAGATATCGCAAGTCTTCGATCTTGCCAATATTTAAGAACTCCTGTGGTAGCATCATAGTTGATAACTCTACCCACA